AAATATACCAATAATCCTTTATTGAATGATATTCTCAATCAAACCACTGGTGGAGTACCTCAAGAAGGCGGTATGGTCAGTATGTTAGGGGGATATGGCGGTGGAAGTGGAACTCAAGAAGTTATTACAGAAACCAAAGCACCAGAAAATGCTCCTGAACCAGTTAAAAGTGTATATACTGCTATGAACCGAGACTATAGATCATTAATGAAAGCGGTAAACAAGAAAAAAGGTGAAAAATAAGGTAACTAATGGCTACACCTAAAAAAGCAATAGGTTTGTCACTACCAATACAACTTGGTAATGAGGGATATTTTGCTACAAACAAAGATACCATTTCTCAGATAGCAGATAATATACAAAATTTATTGTTAACTGCACCTGGTGAACGTAGATTTAACAACAGTTTTGGTTCAGGATTGTATAACTTGCTTTTTCAACCAATTGAAAGTGATGTTACTAATGAAATGATTGTTGATGTAATACAACGAGATGTAGATAAGTATATTAATGGTACTACAATTCTAAAGGTAGAATTATCTCCACAACAACCAGAAAATAATGATAAAAATTCAATATTTATAAGTATTACATTTAGATATAACAATACTATAGGTACAACCCAACTAAATTTGGAAGGTAATAGAATATAATGTCAAAATTAATTAACAAAACGTTTAATGCAAATACAAAAGATATAAATTATCTTAATAGAGATTTTGCATCTTTACGTCAACAACTAATCGACTTTACTAAACAATATTACCCTCAAAGTTATAAAGATTTTAGTGAAAGTTCACCAGGTCAAATTTTTATAGAACAAGCAGCATATGTTGGTGACGTTCTTTCGTACTATACGGATCAACAATTTTTTGAAAGTTTTCTACAATTTGCTCAAGATCGTAGAAATATTATCAACGGTGCAAAGTTTTTGGGATATAAACCAAAAGTAGCATCGGCTTCTTCTACAATAGTAGATATATTTCAATTACTACCAGCAACACGTTCAAAAGATAATTTATATAGTCCAGACGAACGTTATTGTTTGATATTAAAACCTTTTACACAGTTGTCAAGTGTATCAGGTGTTAATTTCATAATAGAAGATAGTATTGATTTTAGTCAAGATACAAAATTCTCTCCTAGAGAAATAACAGTATATAGTCGTGACAATACAGGAGCTCCACAATTTTACTTGATTAAGAAATCAGCAAAGGCTTATTCTGGAACATTAGTAGTAAAACAGTTTTCAGTGGGTGATCAAGTTCCGTTTTATACAATTAAATTGGATGAGACCAATGTTTTAAAAATTGTAAATGTTATCGATAGTAATAACACAAACTACTATGAAGTAGATTATTTAGCACAAGATACTATTCCTGTAGAATTAGATAATGTGCCACTAAACAATCAAACACTTTCACAGTATAGAAGTGAAACTCCTAAGATACTTAAGTATTTAAGAACTGAAAGAAGATTTGTAACTACAATTGATGAGAATAATCAAACCACTATTCAGTTTGGAGCAAATACTGAAAATTATGACAATACAATCATAATTCCTAATCCATCTAATATTGGCGTATCACTTTCCAACTTAAAAAATCTGAATATTTCTTTGGACAATACAAACGTTCTAAAAGCTAATTCTTATGGTGTTTCTCCCTCAAATACAACTTTAACAATTACATATATTGTGGGTGGAGGTTTAAATTCAAACGTAAATTCAAGTGAAATCAATAGTATTACTGCTGTATCATATTTGAATGACGTTACTGCATTGACTGATAGTGAAGTGACTTTATTAAATACTATTAAAAATTCTTTACGTGTTAATAACGTTGAATCATCTACCGGCGGAGATGACGCTGAATCTAACGAAGAGATAAGACAGAACGCAATATTGAATTTTTCAACTCAAAATCGTATGGTTACAGAGGACGATTTCTTGTTGAGAGTTTATGCTTTGCCACCACAACTCGGAAACATCGCTAAAGCTTATGTACAAAGTAATCTTACGAGAGAAGTACAATATAACGGATTAATAACTGGTGTTTTAAATGTAAATAACAACTCTACTATAGATTTGACGCCTTTAAATCCACTTGATAGAAGAAAGTTTTTACAATCAAACAATCCGTTTACAAATAATCTATATTTGTTAGGTTACGATGCAAATAAAAATCTTACACAAGTAAATCCAGCAACACTTCAAAACTTAGTTGCTTATTTACAAAATTATAAAATTCTAACTGATAAAATCAATATAGTAGACGGATATATTATTAATATAGGAGTACAATTTAAAATTACAGTATTTAAAGGTTTCAATAAATCTGAAGTACTAAATAATTGTATTCAATCTGTAAAGAATTTCTTTGATATTGATAATTGGAGTTTTAATCAACCAATCAATTTGAGTCAAATCAATTTTGAAATAATGCAAAATGAAGGTGTACAATCCGTGAGTGAGATTGTAGTTAAAAATTTAACTATAGACGATGGTAATTATTCGCCAGTAGCTTACGATATAGATATTGCAACTCAAAATAATATAGTATATCCGCCAAAAGATCCGGCAATATTTGAAGTAAAATACATGGATTCTGACATTAAAGGACTTGTAGTATAATATGCACACATTTATTTATCCATCTCAAGACACCTACATAAACAATTCACCTGAGTTTATTAATAAAAACTTCGGGATTGATGAGATTCTTGAAATATACGCATCAAACAAAGGTACTACAACTGTATATACCGATCCAAACTGGCATACAGCTCCTCTTACCGCTTCTTCATATGGTAACAACGGATGGTTAGCTTATACTACGTCATCATTGTTTATTTATTCTGGAAGCAAATGGTATGCTTATGATTTGACTTCATCTGTCATTCCATTTACTTCGTTTATTTCTAATTTTACAGGCAGACTATCAAATGTAACTACAAATCCAAAAAGAGCATTGTATATTTCTGGATCCGCTACATATGCTTCCGGTTCCTTTAGTGGAAGTATTACTTCTTCACTGTGTATTTCATCATCTTACAGTGGAAGTTTTATTAGTACAAGCTTTAGAGGCATAATTAACACAGTAACATCTAGCAATTCTTACTATGTGGATGTGGTAAATTTTGCTGGATACTTTAAAGGACAATATTCTGGATCATTTACTAGACCATCAACCGCAACTTATTTAAATTATCCAGAATTTTCAAGAACATTTATTAAGTTTGATATAACAGAGTTGAGTCAATCGGTTGCAAGTAACAATATTAGTGGTTCAAACATTAAATTTACATTAAACTTGAAGTCGTGTGGTGCTAGAAACTTGCCACTTAACTATAAAATTTATGCATATCCAATCAGTCAAAGTTGGAATAATGGAAATGGTAGATATGCCGACGGTGGATCTCAACTTGGAGCTAGTTGGAACTACAAAAACTATGACGGAAATGGGATTTGGTATGGTAGTCAAATAACAAATAGCTATCAACAAGTAGATTATTTATTGACATCCTCATATTCCAGTGCAAGTTTTGAAAATCAAGGAGGTACATGGTTTTACAAAGTTCCAGCTTCTTATATCAATAAACCAAAGTGGATTTGTAACTCTACGAAATATCCTTCATTGGTAAATGCAAGTTTAATTTGCAGTCAATCGTTTAATTATGGCCAACAAAGTGATGTAACAATGGACATCACCCGAATTGTTAGATCGTGGTTATGTGGATGTGTACCTAATCAAGGCTTAATATTGATTAGTTCTTTAGAACTTTCTACTCCGCCATTACAAGAAACAAATGGACTATTACAGTTCTTTAGTAGAGATACAAACACAATTTATAGTCCATATATTGACGTTGCTTGGGATGACAGTGTATTTAATACCGGAAGTTTAGCTCCTATTACAGGATCTATTCAAAATTTGATTACATTAAACTATTTGAAAGATGCTTATAAAGCCGGTAGTTTACCTAAAATCTATGTATTTGCTAGAGATAGATATCCTTTGAAGAATTTTCAAAAAGCATATCAACAACCATCGATGGTTACACCTAAATACTTACCTACATCCTCATATTATATGATTAAGGATGCTGAGTCAGAAGAGGTTTTGGTAGGATTTGATCAATATACAAAATTAAGTTGTGATCCTAATAATGGAAATTATTTTAAGTTACAAACAACAGGATTACCACAGGAAAGATATTTGAAAATATTTATTAAGGTTGAATATGCTGACGGAACAGTAGATATTGCTGATACCCAGAAGGTATTTAAAATAACAAGATAATATGGCAAATATCCCACTAAATTACGATGTAGCTGTTGATGAAGTAAGTACCTTTAAAACATTTGGCACCTTCTCCAACAATACAGATTCTTTTGGAAATTTACAATTAGTTTATTCAGTAGCACAGTCTGTAAATGCAAATGTGAATTATGTTAAAGTACCATTAAAAACATTTGTTTATAATGAAAATAAAATTGTAGATTCAAATACGTCAGATTTTACAGAATTACAAACTCCTGAAACTCAACAAAAACAAAATGTTAATGAGTTACTACAACAATACAACGAATTATTAGCTGAAAATAGAATTTTGAATCAAACAGTCAATGGTCTTGTTGAAAAGTATGAAAATAACGATGACAAACAAGTAATTGACGCTCAAAAGAATACTATTATTGCATTGAGAATACAATTGGGACAAGGAAATGTTCCTTCAGATTTTTCAGATGACTTTCCGTTTTTACCTTTAGAATCATAATATGCCTTACGATTATTTAACAATCAACGAACAAGATTTAGCTTATGGCATAGTAAGTGCTTCATATTTTGATAGCAATTTACAATCTTTATACGAACAACAAATATTGAATACCGAAGAATTTTTCGGGGATTCAAATGATGATATTATAGAACTAAGTGTTTATAATAGCAATCAACAACCAATATCTTTTGATAGAATAATTCCAAGTACGACTTTTAGTATCGTAGAATCAAGTTATAGAGATATAAATAATCAACAATTATCCTATAGAGTAGCAAATCCATTTACGAATTATGCTTTATATAAAAATGAGTTGTTATTACATTCTCAATTTGATTTACAATTTAATCAACTAAGTCCCGGTTTATATTATACTTTATACAATCCTGTTAGAAATATTGCTGGTAATACAACCAATAGATTGTTTATAAAGGAAATATCTCCTAGTAGGACCGAAATACGTTTATCATTCGCATTTAATACAGCTCTAAATGAAACAAACAGATTAGATGCTGTGAAAATTTCAGCATTTGCTGAGAAGAAATACATATTCTTACAAATTGTAGATGAAATCATTCCAATAATTGATAAAAATCCAATTGACAATAGTTTCAACTCGGAAATCAATAATTTTAATTATTTTAAATATGCACAGTTACTTGGATTTAAATCTGTTGCTGAACTACAAGAATTTATCAATTTGATTTACGTCGGTTATGATAAAAATATTAATTTATCATCGGATCCTGATGCGGTTATAACCCAAAACATTAAATTTGTTGGTATTGCAGAACAACTTAGAAACTTCGTTTATCAATATAACGAAGTTGAATTTACGAAAGAAGAAATACTCAATGCATTTCAAATTATTGTTACAAAAGTAAGTCAAGATGCTATATTACAAAGAACTACGTTAACTGATATTGATTTACAAGAAACATTAAATGTATTTGTACAAGTAGTTTTTAACGATTGGATATCACCCCAAACATCGGATTTATTAGATAAATACTTTAATAAGTTTTACGCATTTTTTAAGAATGCATTAAATTTTGATAATGGCAATCTGGTTAAGATTTTAAATCACACTAGTTATTTTAATCCTGTAGATGGTCGTGTTAATGTACAGATTAAGTTGGATCAACCTCTACCTTTGCAGTATAGTATAAAAGATACGTGTTGGATATCTAATATATCTTTAGCTCCACTATACTTTAAAGTTAATTTATATACAGCTCCAGTTTCAAGAAAAGTCTTTTTAAATGGTGTAAATTTTAGTGTTGCCGTACCTACCGTCAATCCTACAAACGATAATTTTAGAGACGATAAATCTAATACATTATTTGCCGCAGAATCTCGTTTACAACAAAAAATAAATGACTTGTTGATAAATTATACAGACTTTAACAACTTCATAAATTTTTCTTCTGCTGAATTAAGAACCAAGATTGCTAAAAGCAAGTTGTCTAAGTATCAATCATATAATTCTACGAAGAATAATATCAAAACGAAAGCAAATGCTACAACCAACACATCGATATCAGCTTCATATTCACAAGATTTAAAAATTGTAATTGAAGAACAAATTTCTTTGTTGAATAGTTTTGATGAATATGAATCATATCTATTTTACTATACGGGTAGTATAGATGATAAATTAGAAGAGGGTATAAATTATGATAAAAATAATTTTAACAGCCTTTTTTATCAATTGCCAGACTATATTAAGAGTGAAGCTGCGTATGGTGATTATGTAAAATTTACAGCAATGGTTGGACATTTTTTTGATAATATTCTTGTGTTTATCAAAAAGTTTCCAAAATCATATCCAATCGATTATAATGATAATAATCACTATCCGAAAAATTACATTGAAGAATTATTAAATAATTTCAATTGGGACGTTACAAATGTTAAGTTTAATAGAAGTAATATACCACAATTGTTATTTGATCAAACACAGTTAACAGGCAGTTTGTCTTCTTCATATTTTACGTATGCTAAATCTATATTCAATCGTATAACGAATAATTTACCATACATTTATAAAACGAAGGGTACATCTGATTCTTTCAATTTGATTAGAACCATATTTGGTGTTTCTTCCGATTTAATAAACGTAGTAGAATATACAAGTCCAGATGTATTGGCTAACAGAAATGTTTTTTATGATTTTGATGATATCATCTATGCCGCTACATTTGAAACGGATCAATTTATAAATTTCAATTTTACTGGCAGTGAATATAAGATATTTGCTGGACAACAATTTTACAGTGGAAGTTACAGTCAACTAACACGTTCATGTGTAGAAAGATTTACAGGTGTATCTACGGTAGAATGTACGTTTAGATCATCAGACTTTACAAAATATAATTTTAGAGATAGAATTCCTATAATTAAAAAGTTAAGAAACGATAAAGTCGATTGGCAAGTTTATTTGTATAAAACAAAACAAGCACAATCTGCTAAGTTAATATTTGAACTTACTCCAATTGAGTCTTTAATTACTTCAAGTATTTCTAGTATCGAATTACCTTATTTAAATGGTGATTTTTATACATTTATGTTGAGAAAACAACCAAATGAAACAATTGAATTTGATTCTTTATATATTGTATCTCAATCGAATGCGCTTACTCAATCATTAACGTCCTCAGCGGCAGATAAATATGTTCCTCATACATATACATTGAAAGTAAATCAATATTATGGAACTCAATTGAATTTTACTGACACGCAAAACAAAACTATATTATATAATCAAAATCAATATTTTTCGTCCGGAAGTTATTATGTCGGAAACTTTTCTTCTTCAATACAATTCTATGGAAATATTGATAAGGTCAAGGTTCAAAAATACGCATTGAACGATGCTGATTTTCGAGAACACTCTTATAATTTGAATTCAATTTCTATACCGGAAAAGTCTTTAGTATATGAAAATATGTATTATCTTTGGAGTTTTGATACTCCTGTAAATTTGTATGGAAGTCCAGCTGTTATTCCAAATCAAAATAACAGATACAATACACAATTCTATGCATATAATTTTCAAAGAACGCCAGTAGTATATGGCGCTCCTATTTGCGATACTATATTATCTGATATTTTCCCTTACCAATTTGAAAAGTTTAATATTAAACAAGCTATAAATTCAAATCGGTACGGTCCTAATTATAAAGCTAATGCAAATATCAATAAAATTGATCAAAAAGTTAGTTCAAATTTAGTACCATATGAATATTCTACATATACAGATGATATTTTGGGTAGCGATTCTAATTTAGTAGGATATTACATTTCTCCATACAGTTATCTTAATACCAAGATAGAAGACTTTTTGGGTAAAGAAGGCATTAGTGATATTATCGGAGATCCTAAATATCTAACATCTAGAAATTACCCAGAATTAAAGTTGAGACAAAAAGAATTTTCGGCTGCAAATATAAAATATACTTATCCACAAGAATACTATTCGACATATAGATTTTATATCGACTTTTCTATATTCGACTTTGTTAAGAAACTAACGCCTACTCGTAGTACGTTAAAAACTGGATTATTGTTGGAACCATCTATTTTTGAACGTGTTAAATTCAATTATAAAGACACCGATTTTTCCGCATTAGATCCTAATAGTACTTCTAGCTTAATATCATTTAATATAAATCCAAAATTTACATCTTCATTGTTGGATACAAACGATACATCAAGTTATACAATAATAAATGTAAAAAACATCAATACTCTAAAAACTGATAATAACACTTACAATTATTCAATGTTTGAGATAAAGGATGTGGTGGATGATAGGGATTTTATATATGCTAAATATGGTAAGAACGTGTATATTGATTCTAACGGTTATAATGTAAGAAATGTAGTTAAATATCCAACTGATGAATACTATCTGTCTACAAATAATACCGGATCCGCTATAATTATTTTTACATCCAGTTATGATTTAATTCAATCAATCGGATCTGGATCCGGTCAGTTGTCAAATCAAATAACAGGCAGCAATTCTCTCAAGAATCTTTACAGTGGATCTTCAGGCAACGGTTATTCACAGAGACATTTGAGTAAGTTTATTAGAGTCGGATCAAGAGTTAAAAAACAAGCGGTTTCTGGATCTTTTTATAAGATAGTAAACGGTATAAAGTTATTAGCTCCAGGTGCTTTAAATTATTACACATATGTTAAAGGTCAAAATGATTCTACAACTACTGTAAATCGTCAAGGGTTACCAAATGGAAGTTCTCCAATTATCACAATACCAGGCTTTTTGAGTGTTGATATTGAAAGCGATAACTTCCCTAAATATGGTGAATTAACAGGATCAGCAGGAGCTCCTAATAGTTTGTTTGTACAATTACCACTAACATGTTCTACATGTACTAGTGCTAGTTTGAATAATTATATTATGAATTTATAACAGATTTTTTGATTAAAAACCAAAAACGATTGATAATTATTTAATATATATGGCATACCTTAATAACAACGTTCTCACCGTCAACGCAATTTTGACAAAAAAGGGTCGTGAAGTATTGGCAAAGACGGGTGGATTGAACATTACAGCTTTTGCTTTGGCTGATGATGAAATTGACTATACACAATTTAATCCAAATCATCCAATGGGCAGTGCATACTTTGATATTGCAATTCGTAACACTCCAATTATGGAACCAATTACGGATGAAACACAAACCATGAAGTATAAGTTGGTTACACTAAACGACGGTGTAACTTCTGTACCAACAATCAGTATTGCGCCACCTGTAATTTCAGTACCTCGTACATATACATCAGCAATCGATATTATTCCAAGTACAAGTCCAGTTTATAATGTAACTTTGGGTTATACGGCAATTTTGTCAAATAAAAATGTTGGTACTCTTGTAGTAACCGAAACAAACAGTTTAAATTCTGCAACAGCAACTATTCCTACTTTCTCAGGCGATCTTGCTTCACAAGCTTCACAAGTTGTGGTAGGTAATAAGTTCAGATTTATACCTAATACGTCATTATCCAAGACTACTACAACAAATATTACAATTATAGGAAATGAAAGTGGTGGTAGTGCTTCAATCAATGTGACCGTAAGTGTACCAACTACAAACTAATAAATTATGATATTCACTCCATTTACTCCAGACGATATAGTAGCAGGTAGAATAAACCAAGTATCATCCGGTATGTTTGGTACTGGCAGTTTGACAGTTGCACAATCGACATTTACATCTGCTTCAGCACAAGCCAACGTATTAACCGGATCGGGTCCATTTGATGTTAAAAACGGACAATACTATATTGACGTTTATAGCGGAGGAGATCAATATTTTGCAGTCGCATATGGTGATTACTATAATTCAGGTAGTAGTTATTTCGACTATTCTGGTCAAAGTATAGCTAAAGTATATACCAACGAAACAAAAGTAATTTATACACAATATAAAAATACACTACTACAACCAGGCGACACATTCTTTAGTTTTGCGTCTGGTAGTGTGGATAGTCCAGTAGATAGTTCAGCTATATTCGTATTGAACTATGTAGCTGACAAATTCCAAGATCAAATTGACCCTGGACAAATTCAAGTTAATTTAAGTGGATCATTTGGTCAATATTCATATATAGATGATTCTCAAGTTGTAAATACCCAACAAAATGTTTACAATTTAATTTCAGGATCAATTATCAACGGAGTACCAACACCTTACACCAAAAACGGTACAGTAACAGCTGTTTACGAAGGAATCGGATTGTTTTATCCTACAAATGGTATTGTAGTATTCAACGCAATTAAATTAGATGCTAAAGTTGGTATTACACCTACCAGTCCATCCGGTACACCACAAATTACGGCAACAAGACCATCCAATGCTTCATCAACTCAATTTAAAAATTATTGGAGAGATTGGATTCGTAAGTTTTATAATTCTTTAAGAAAATCCACCAAAAACATGGCGGTTAGAAAGAGTGAGTTTGTACCATCTACAAACTATTTCGTTCGTGTAAAGAATAAAGAATTTAATTATAGTAACAACCCAACATTTGTTTCCGATGGAAGTGATGGTCAAACAAAAGGTACAATTATTTATCCAGCTTTGATAAGTAATCCTCGTACTTACATCACTACAGTAGGATTATATGATGCTAATAACGAACTATTAGCCGTGGGTAAATTGAGTAAGCCTACACAAAAATCATTTGATAATGAATTGTTGATTAAATGTAGAATCGATTTTTAATTTAAATAAGTTTAATTTTTCCTATTTATATTGGGATGATTAAGTTTCTTAAAAATCAAGATATACAGATTACTACATTTGCAGTTGCTAAGAAAAAAATTGCTAATAACATTTTTTATGATTTAATTCTTGCAAGCGACGGTACATATGATTTTCCACTTATCATTCCTGTACAAGAATGTGGTTACAATTATAATAGTTTGCAAACAGGTTCGTTTGCTTCTATAAATTATAATTGTGATGGTACTTCATTGAATACAAATGGATTTTTAGCAAGTTCTCCATTTACAGATCAAAATAATCCTGAATTTAGATTGGGTTTAAAAATACCTTCAAGTTCCGTTTTTTATCCAGTAGGAGATCCAAATTATAATCCGCTTACAAATCCTACCAATTTAGACGGTACATATCAAGGACAAGTTTATAATACAATTAAAAACATGTATTATAACAACTACAATAATGCATATCAACAATTTGGTATCGATGGATTTGATACTTCATTAGCAAAATTAAATCTTGATGATAAATTTGTAAGTTATACCCTAAATGTTACTCAAAGTGGAGATAAAATTAGACCCAAGAGTGTTATAATAAACAATCAAACCGGCGATATAGTAGCCTACATTGTTGATGATGGTAACAATAATTTGTTTATATCAGGTTCATATTTTGTAAATGATTTTGAATTACAAACCAACAATACAGCATCCGTATTAAATTATTGTTATCAAGGAATTGGTAGATATTTATGTGTGCCACCACCACCACCGCCACCTGCTCCATCACCAACACCTTCTCCTAGTGTTACACCTACTCCAACAGTCACTCCAACTCCTAGTTTAACACCTACACCTAGCGTCACGCCTACTCCAAGTGTAACTGTTACGCCTAGTATAACACCTACTCCAAGTGTAACACCTACTCCAAGTGTAACACCTACTCCAAGCATAACTCCCAGTGTTAGCATAACACCTACTCCCAGTGTAACACCAACTCCAAGTGTAACAGTCACTCCTAGCGTAACACCAAGTATTAGCGTAACACCTACGCCAAGTGTAACGCCTAGTATTAGCATAACACCTACGCCAAGTGTAACGCCTAGTATTAGCATAACACCTACGCCTAGCACAACTCCTGCTGGAAGCGTGACACCTACGCCAAGTGTAACGCCTAGTATTAGCATAACACCTACACCTAGTGGTACTCCAGGAGCAAGCGTGACACCTACGCCAAGTGTAACGCCTAGTATTAGCATAACACCTACACCTAGTGGTACTCCAGGAGCAAGCGTGACACCTACGCCAAGCATTACACCTAGTATCAGCATAACACCTACACCTAGTGGTACTCCAGAAGCAAGCGTGACACCTACACCAAGCATTACACCTAGTATCAGCATAACCCCTACGCCTAGTATAACATCAACACCTAGTATAACTCCAACCACCAGTATTACGCCTACACCAAGCATTACACCTAGTATTAGCGTAACACCTACACCTAGTGGTACTCCAGGAGCAAGTGTGACGCCTACACCAAGTGTAACGCCTAGTATTAGCATAACTCCTAGTATAACACCTACGCCAAGTATAACGCCTACACCAAGTGTAACGCCTACACCAAGTGTAACGCCTACACCAAGTGTAACGCCTAGTGTCAGCATAACGCCTAGTGTCAGCATAACGCCTAGTGTAAGTGTAACACCGAGTATAACGCCTACACCAAGTGTAACGCCTAGTGTCAGCATAACGCCTAGTGTAAGTGTAACACCGAGTATAACACCTACGCCAAGTATAACGCCTAGCGTCAGCATAACGCCTAGTGTAAGTATAACACCTACAACAAGCATTACACCTACACCTAGTATTACGCCTACAGTAACACCTACACCAAGCACTAGTACTGCTCCAGCCGGCGCTGCATATTTCGTTGTGTATCCAGCGGCTAGCGCATGTCCTCAACAAGACCCTTGTCCCGATCCTATACCAAGTGGGTGTGACTGTTACACAGGAGCTCCTACCGGAGCAAGATGTAATAATGGTAATATGGAAGTTGTATCATCGTGTGTATCACAAAACAGCGGTAATGGTATATTGGTTTATACACAATGCAATGCAAGTGTCACTATTACAGATACAGCTGAAGTTCCTCTAACGGCATTGGGATTGAGATGTAGTAACAAAGTTATAGCTACAGGATATATTAGTTCAGGCTTTGTTCCAGACAATGGCGCCGCCGTTACATTGTATACTACACAAAAGGCTTATTCGCCAGTCGATGGTTGTTGTGTACAAAATGTAAATATTAACTATAATGTAGACTTTGACTCATTCCTAATTAAGTTGGCAGCTGCTTGTGGTAGTGGAACTGTCGAAGATCCATATCGTATATTCACACAAGGTTCTGAACCTCAATCTCCTTGTCAGTCATGTCCGTAAGTTAAAAGTTATATGAACTAAAATCCAACGTCGTTAAAGACTCTTAAGAGTCTCATAATTATAAAAAATAGTTACAAATATAACATGATATATTATAGATATGTCAAAGATATTTGTACAAATAGCGAGTTATAGAGATCCAGAATTAATTCCAACAATCAAAGATTGTATTGATAAAGCAAAACATCCGGAAAATTTAGTTTTTGCTATAGGATGGCAACATGATGAATCTGAAAATTTGGATGAATTCAAAAATGATAATAGATTCAAAATTATTGACATACCTTATAAGGAAAGCAAAGGTGTCTGTTGGGTAAGACATCAACTTAATTTATTGTATTCTGGCGAAGAGTATTGTATGCAATTAGATAGTCATCATCGATTTGTGGAAAATTGGGATGAACAATTAATTGAAATGTTAAAAGATCTACAAAAAAAAGGATCTAAAAAACCATTGATTACTGCTTATATTCCGTCATATGAACCAAATAATGATCCTGCTGCTAGAGTACACGAACCGTGGATGATATGTTTTGATAGATATTTACCTGAAGGGCCAATATTTCCAACGCCGTCTGTGATACCGAATTATAAAAAGTTGACTTCTCCCATTCCAGCAAGATTTTTTTCCGGACATTTTGTTTTTACACTTGGTTCATTTGTTAAAGAAGTTGTATATGATCCAAACCTATACTTTCACGGTGAAGAAATAAATATGGCTGTTAGAGCTTACACACACGGATATGATTTATTTCACCCACATAAAATTGTAGCGTGGCATTATTATTATAGAAATGGTGCGGTTAAACAGTGGGATGATGATAAGATTTGGAATGAGAGAAACAATTCTTCACATCTTAGAACAAGAAAACTATTTGGTATGGATGGCGAAATCAAAAATATAGATTTTGGCATTTTTGATTTGGGTAAAGTTAGATCATTAGAAGATTATGAAAGATTTGCTGGAGTAAGATTTAAAGACAGAGCTGTACAACAATATACATTAGATCAAAAACTGGCACCAAATCCGATTATAGAAGATTCGGTTGAATATGAAAAGTCGTGGATACATGTTTTTAAATTTTGCATAGATATGCATGTAGATAGTGTTCCCGAAAACGATTATGATGCCTGGATCATTGCATTTAAAAATGCAGATGGTAAAGAAATTATTAGATGTGACGCGGATGAAAATGAAGTAAATTCATTTAAAAGATCAAATCCTTCTGATAAATGGTATAGAATTTGGAGAACTTTTTATACAAAAGAACTTCCATACAGTTATGTATTTTGGCCACATAGTAAATCAAAGGGATGGACGGAGAGAATAGAACGTATCATTTATGATTTTAAAAAACCAATTCCACGTACACCCGATCCTGTCAGTCTGTGGAAACATATAAACAAATACAAGAAATCCAAAGTTAAGTTTAATAAAAATCCAAATAAACGTAAAATATTTGTTCATATACCGGCATATAGAGATCCTGAACTATTACCTACGATAGAAAGTGCATTGACTAATGCTAAACATCCTGAAAGATTAGTTTTTGGAATTTGTCATCAATTTAATGAAGATGATAAGTTTTCTAGAGATATAGACAAATATCGTAACGACGAAAGGTTTAGAATTATTGACATGGATTATACTGAAGCAAAAGGGTTGCCATTTGCTAGGTATCAGATCAACACAATGATGCTCGATGAAGAGTACATTTTACAGTTAGACAGTCATCATCGTTTTAATAAAGACTGGGATAATACTTTAATTGAAATGCACGACGGTTTAAAAAAAGACGGTGTTAAAAAACCACTTGTTGCTGGATATCTTCCTTTTTATGATCCAACTGACGATCCTAAATCTAGAACAAAAGAACCTTGGCAGTCGGTAATGTCTTGTTTTTATCCACACGGTACTATTTTTATTAGACCCGCTGCTTTTAAGAATCTTAATCAAATAACAAAACCTGTACCAGCTCGGTTTTTATCAGGCCATTTTTGTTTTGGTGATAATCACTGGGCTAAGACTATTAAACACGATGTGGATATTTTCTTTAGTGGAGAAGAAATAAATCTCACCGTTAGATCTTTTACACACGGATATGATATTTATCATCCACATAAAGTTGTTATTTGGCATTCAATGACTAGAAAAGAGCGTGATGGTATTCTTGTGTGGGATGATCAAAATAAAAGAGGTGAAAATTGGAGTGATTCACAGAATAAGGCGAGAGCTAAAATTAGACAGTTACTACAAACCGAATACAATGGATTTGATTTGACTGGATATGATCTTGGTAAAGAACGATCATTACATGATTACGAACTATATTCAGGTATATGTTTTAAAGAAAAATCAGTTCAACAGTATACTATGGATAATGATATTCCACCAAATCCACCAATGTCAGACGATGAATGGAAAAAATCACTTAAAAAGTCATTTTATCATCTAGTTAATATTACTAGAGATCAATTACCTGCAAATGATTATTCTGCTATTTTAGTAGCATTCGATGATGCTGGTGGTAAATCTGTAAATAGTAAATATATTGTTGGAAAACAATTAACCGATTTTATACATAACAGTACGCCAATTCATTATGAAGAATATTTCTTAACTGATAGGTGGCCTATAAAAGTGGTTTATTGGGCAGTAAGTGAAACAAGAGGTTGGTCAGAACGTATAGAAATAAAATTATGATTATGAATGAGAAATATACAAAAATACTAGAGTTATCTAAAAATTTTAATCCAGATGTAATTTACTGGGATCGTGTTAGATTAGAACCATTTGAAAATAGTCTAAGAAGTTATCCCGCAAAATGGATAAGAAAAACACATGAGTTTCTTAGAATTTTAGAAGCAAAAACTATAGTGGAAATAGGATCTACTCGTATAGAAACTACACAAAAATGTATCGACTATTATAACAAATCATTTGATATAAAAGAATGTGAGGCACCGCCTTGTTGTCAAGATGGACATTCTACTCATTTTTGGGCTAAAGAAGGATACGATGTATACACAGTTGATATAGATCCACATTGTAAGACACAATTAGAAAATCAGTATAAATATCATTTAAACGAAGATCTTCCAAGTAATTTACATATTTGCATTCCACAATGTGGAATTGAATTTTTAAAAAATTTTAATAAACAAATCGACTTTTTGTATTTAGATGGATGGGATGTTGGTAGTCATTTATATGCAGAAAAACATTTAGAAGCATTTATTACAGCAAGACCCAAATTATCTCCCTTACATTTAATATCTGTAGATGATACTGATTTTATAGAACCTGTTGGTGGAAAAGACAAATTATTAACACCATATCTTTTACAAAATGGATATACAAAAATCGTGGGGGGGAGGCAATCGATATTTATAAATCATGAATGAATCTCCTAAAATTGCAATGTATTGTTTTGGCACCCCTATGAAATATAGGTTTGATTTACTACTAAAATCTTGTAGTGACGTTGTTAAGAATTATATTGTAATATTTACTACAAAATATTATTTTGAGTTGTATAAAGATTATCACGATTTATTTACGTTTGTTGTAATTGACGATTTACGAAACGATAATTTATTAAGTTTACAAAACGAAATATGCATGGAAGCTTCTTCAGACGAAGAGTTTTATTTAAAATTTAATCAATTTTATTCTATAAATAAAATTCAAGTGCCTTTGTTTTTAAACAGGTATATATTAAAATATTTTTCGGAAAAAAATATTCTAAATTTTGTTATTGTGGATACTGATATGGTTATACGAAACGATATAGAATGTATTGAAGATTTTTTTAATAATATACCTGTAGGGTCGGTTTATGCTTGGAATCAAGGATATCATACAAAAGAATCTTCTTATGTTAATATTATTTTTAATTTTTTGGAAAAATGTACTAATAATCAATTACCCAAATTTAAATTAGAAAATTTTCAGTTTCGTAACGATGATAGTTTTATTTATGGCGGAAATTTTAAAAATAAAAAAGATTTACTTTTATTATTTAATTTAATCGATACTTTTATAACTGAATCATTTTCTCTGAACCAGACTCTTTTATTTAAAGGAACGTATTATCACAATTTTATTTGGACATTTCCAACGGCATTTGATATATTAAAAAATAACTTAGATTATTTATATTTAAATGCACAAGATCTAACTCATTTACCAAAATGGGGTAATATAATGATTCATAAAACTAGGCCGGAGGATACATTTCATTCAGTTGGTTCCCGTTCATGTTGGGACCATTTTTCTTTTGACTATTCGGATGTAACGTCTATATCAAAATTTATTAAAAACAATAAGTTACAACTTAAAAAATATTATGATCAACATCTCCCAATTTTAGAAATTACCGATACCCACGTTTATACCACGATTGGAAATTAAATATGAAAACCATAATCACGCTTACCACAATACCCACACGTTTAAATTCTACAACATATACGTCAGGTATTAAAGATTGTTTAAATTCATTATTAAATCAAGAATTTGATGGCGATTACGAAATCCATTTAAACATACCAGATGAAAATCATAAAACCAAAGAAAAATATATTGTGCCTGATTGTCTTAAAAATTTAAGCATAACCAATCCTAAATTAAAGTTATTTTGTGGATTACAAGATTTGGGGACAATAACTAAGATTTTTTATACATTACATCGGGAAGACAATCCAAATACTATAATAGTGGTATGTGATGATGATTTAATATATCATCCTTCGATGTTATCAGAACACGTTAAGAACCAATCTATATATGAAAATACTGCAATTGGTTATGATGGTATGAGGGCTGATAGAGAAACACCAGAAGACGTTTCAAAATTAAAAGGAGATGTAAGAGATCATTATGTCGTCTCGGTTGCTGAAAACATATATGTTAATGTATTGCAACACTATAAAACTGTTTCTTATAAAAGAAACTTTTTTAAAGATGATTTTTTTGAATTTTATAAAGAGGGAAGTTGGAATGATGATATTATCGTTGCAGCATATTTAGGAAAACACAACATTCGAAAAATGGTGACTTTTTATGAAAACGAAGAAAAACTTCTATCGTTACAAGACTGGAGAGACAAAGGAGGGGTAACGACTTTTCCTGTACTTTCACACACAACACATGATATAAATGAAGGATGCAATTTATATCGTCAAGAACAAGCCGACGATTCACACACTAATTTTTATAAAATGGGTTATTTAAAATGAATATAATATCTGACACTTTACATTATATAGGTAAAAACTACAATGATACGTTTGTTTTGCAAATTGGAGCAATGGACGGTATAATTTTTGACGATACCCGTGGTTTTTTAGATATGTATCGATGGCCAGCATTATTAGTTGAACCGATTCCGTCTATTATGGAAGAGTTAAAAAAGAACTTTTCTTATGTAGATAATTATAAATACGAACAATCTGCTATATCCGATTTTGATGGAGAAACTGTAATGTTAACAATTCCATCAGATGTTATTGAAAGAGAGAATTTACATACTGGATATAAAGGTATGAGTGCTTTGTATCCTTTAAGAAATGGATTTGGAAGTGATTATCAACGAGACGTAGATGTTAAATCCAAATTCGGAGTAGATATAAAAGTTAATACGTTAACATTAAAATCTTTAATAGATAAACATAACATATCAAAAATTGACGTTTTAATTTGTGATGCCGAAGGTTATGACTGGAAAATATTTCAACAATTAGATTTTAGTAAAATTCGTCCAAAATTTATAAGATTAGAATATATCAATCTTTCCGAAGAAGAGAAAAAATTAACAATTGAAAAATTTGAAAAAAATGGTTATGTGATTGAAATAGGTCAAAATATAGATGGCGTCGATAGACAAATTTACGAAAAAATTAAAAACAATGTTAACACAGTCGGTAAAAGTAAAATATCTAAAGACTTAACCGTTGTTACAGGTCTTTGGAACATAAACAGAACAGGAAGATCGTTTGATCATTATATTGAACATTTTAATAAGTTATTGGATATTGATGCAAATTTATTTATTTATTTGCCAAAAGAATTAGAACATTTGGTTTGGAAAAAAAGATCTCCACAAAACACTTACGTAAAAATATATGAGTTGAGTGATATAAAAAATATGTATAACCCATTTTGGGAAAAAACACAAAAAATAAGAACCGATCATAATTGGTTCAATATAGCAGGGTGGTTATCATCTTCTCCACAAGCATCTTTAGAATGGTATAATCCAATAGTACAATCAAAAATGTTTTTATTGAATGATGTTACCATTTGGAATCCGTTTGATACAAAACATTTTATTTGGTTAGACGCAGGAATAACAAATACCGTATATGAAAAATATTTTACTGACAATAAGTGTTTGGATAAAATAATTCCTTATTTAGAATCATTTTTGTTTTTAAGTTATCCATATGAAGCTGATAAAGAAATACATGGATTTGATTACAACAAAATTAATCAGTATTGTGGTCAGAAAGTAAAATACGTTTGTAGGGGTGGGCTATTTGGTGGAAGTAAAGATGTTATTAATCAAGCAAACGCAATGTATTATTCGTTGTTAGATAGAAGTTTGAATGATGGTTGTATGGGTACAGAAGAGAGTATATTTACTATAATGTCTTATTTAGAGCCGGAGAAGTATAGAAGATATTCATTAGATTCAAATGGTTTAATTGTAAAATTTGTACAATCGCTTATTGATAATACGGTACAACTTGAAAAGATACCTAAAACAGCTAATGTTTATATTCCAAAAAAGTCAGTGGATGTTGATAAGTTAAAATTATCAATATATATGTTAACATTTAACTTTCCACATCAAGTCGAACATACTATACAAACCTGGCTTAAACATCCAAAGTGGATAACCAATACACGAAACATTTTGATTGATAATTCTACAAACGAAGAAGCTAGAATTGCAAATGCAGAATTGTGTAAAAAGTATAATTTTGAACATATCATAAATAATCAAAATACAGGAATAAATGGTGGTAGATTTAAAGCAGCACAACACTTTCAAGAATCTGATAGTGATTATTATGTATTTTTGGAAGATGATATGGGTATACATGAACCCGGATCCGAAGTATGTCGTAATGGATTCACAACCTACGTACCAAATTTGTATGATAAAGTTTTAAAAATTATTGATGGAGACAACGATGTAGATTTCTTAAAGTTTTCATACACAGAAGTATACATGGATAACAACATACAAGTTTCTTGGTACAATGTGCCTCAAACAGTAAGAAATGAAATCTGGCCTACTTACAGTAAATTACCAGTTACGGGACACGATCCTAACTGTCCTAGAACTAAGTTTGATACAATCGAAGTAGTTGACGGATTGAGTTATATCAAGGGTGAAGTATATTATGCAAATTGGCCAATGATAGTCGGTAAACGAGGAAATAAAAAGATGTTTTTAGATACCACATGGGCCCATCCATATGAACAAACGTGGATGAGTCATATGTTTCAAGAAACAAGAAAAGGTAACTTAAAACCAGCTGTATTATTAGCAAGTCCTGTTAATCACAATAGAATTGCTTATTATAAACCCGAGGAAAGAAAAGAAAATGCTGGATAATTATGGCAAATTTGAATATTTATATACATAATGTCCAATTTACAAAACATATATAATCAAAATTATGGTACTATAGTCTGTACCAACGGCGATTATGTTGCTATAGGCAATCCAATTGATCAAGACTATGACAGTTGTGAGGGATTTGGCAAAATAGGACAGGTATTGTTGTATAAAAAAGACAATTATTTAAATCAATATAGATTGTCTAATATTCTTACCAATAAAACTTTTGCGCAAAATGGTACGTTGTTTACGTATTATACTGAACAAAGTAGTAGTACTTCATTTACAGCATCATTTACAAAAGATGACGGTGGGGTTAATAGTGTTAATACAACATGTAGTTATTTAGTAACCGAAGTAGGTACTGAAGACATATATCAATCTAAATACGGATATGCTGTAGATTTATCTACCTATTTCATGGCGGTTGGCGATTATGGTTCAATTAATAGTTACTATCCTGGGTTAACAGCATCAAAAGCTACCATATCTATATATGAAATAAATCCAAATTATGTATATGATCTTACTTCAAGTGTAACGGCTGTAGAAACTACTGATTATCAAAGTTTGGAAACTTATAATGTAAGTAATATTCCAATATGTGTAATTACAGGTTCACAAATTGATCAGTTTGGAAGATGTGTAAGTATTTCAAATAACTATTTAGCAGTTGGTGCGCCTACATACAACGGTGGTAGAGGTGCTGTCTATTTATATAAATATTCCGATGCAGATTGTATATATTCGCTTCAAAAAATTCTAAGTTGTAGTATAAACGATTACCCTCTTCAAACTGGATTTGGATTCTCTATCTCTATTGACAAGAAAAATGAAAATATCTTGGTGGTGGGTAGTAATCAAGTATCTCATTCAAATGTATATTTATATCAAACTTCATCAAATGGATGGAATTTAAATCAAGTTTTTAGTCAAAACACAAGTTCACAATATTATAAATTAGAGAATTCTACGTTTGAATTGTTTCCAAGTGGAAGTCAAACTAAAACTAGATTTGGTTATTCGGTATCACTATATGATAGGATTTTAGCAATAGGTGCTCCAAATGACTTGGTTTATTGGGAATATTCCGGATCAAATGTATTACGTCAACGAGGCAGTGTTTATCTATATGAAAACGGTCAATGCGACGCTGATGTAAATTGTGGATTTCAATTATTGACTAAATTATACGGAGATGACGTAACTTTCAAAGATAATCTATTTGGATTTTCGGTTTCGGTTTACAACAATAAAGTGTTAATAGGATCACCTAAGCCATATTTTCCATTTAGTTCGTTGTTTATTTCTAGTTCAATTAATTATTACGATTTAACATTTGATCAATATGATTACGGTGAATCTACATACAGTGGACAAAGTTTACTTTATTATGTATCAAAGTCTTTAATTACTCAACTAACTACCGATCCGATTTCAAAACGTAAAGAAATAGGTAAGCCATTTAATGCATTTGGTTATAGTGTATCTGTATCAGATCAAAATGTTGTGATAGGAGCTCCTATTCCGCTTAATGATGATTTTAGATTATCCGGAATATTAATTACCGAATCGGGCAGTAGAAGTGATTTATCGTATTTACTTACATCGTCATATCAAAGTGAAGATTGTACAGTGACTTCAAGTTTTGTATATTTTCAGATGGAAGATTGTATAAGTTGTGGTCCAACTGAACCCGTTAGTGGCCCTGAAGATTGTTATTGTTATTGTAAAAAATGTAACAATTTGGTGGTATTTGTTGAAGAACAAGGCGATGTTAAAGATGCATCCGAATTGATTTTGGGTAAATCTTACATTTATAATTTAACAGACTTACAAAAAGACTACAATGTTGGTAATGTGTTCTACAACACTAACACAATCGTTATCAATAATACCGGCAGTGTATTGAAAAATTTAACTTTGGATCCTACAAATTATGAAAACACATATTTGTATATGGAATATCAAAGTCAAATTTCTTTACACGAAAAACAATATATTTGTACAGTTGAACCCGGAGAATTTAACGTTTCAACCAATCCTACGGCAATAACATCTTCAATGTTTGATTATGGAGTAATAAATACACAAACGTTTGACTTTAATAATCTTGATATCATTTTAAGATATATTAATTATAGAATTTCTGTAGACGGGTCTGAAAAATGGTGGAACAATTTTATAAGCGGAGATGTGGAAGAATCCATATTTACTTTCTATACATCATCGTTTTATGATTATGAACAAAATAGATTAACCGAAGCTTTGAAGTATAAATGCAGTACCTTAGATTTTGACGTTAACGGCGACGGTATAGCTAATAGTCAAGATGGTTCTGCTATATGGAAGTATTTCATTCAAGACTTTACCATCAATAATTATCAAAATTATATCAATCAAAGATCTAAACGAAAGAACTATGATGATATGGTTTCTTTCTTAAATAAGAAAACAGGTAAATTTAATAGTGGTTTAATAAAGAACGATTTCTTTGGATATAGTATAAGTTCATCATTTGATCCAACAGGTTCATACCTAGCACCATATATAACTACTGTAGGCCTATATAGTGGTGCTGATTTGGTTGCGATGGCTAAATTAGCAGCGCCTATTAAAAATACAGGTGAGATTCCTATTAATATTGTTGTTAAATGGGACACTTAATTATATTTATTATAAAATAGACATTTATGGCAACCATAGCTTCAGATACTTCAAAAATAAACCGTACATCTTTATCTAAAGGAATAGGGGATCTTTATCTTTCTAAGGCTCCTGCTGGTGGAGCATTTTCAGCATATGATGCTGGAAACAATACTATGATTAAAGGTGTAACTGCTCCGTATGGTTTTACACAAAAGTCAAGAGATTATACAGTCGAACCGGGTTTTAAAGTTGGAGTTAATACTGGCACTGAAAATTTTAACGGTAAAGCTTTAAATTATAGTGACAATACAGCCAACGGGCCTGTTTTAAAGTCAGGCGTAAATAAGATTTCTACAAATTGGAATGGTGGAGCTTCATTACAAGATGCTCTATATACTAAAGATCCTGGTTTTAGACTAAAAACTCCTATTGGTGCAAGTCAATTTAAAGATGTATCTGGACAAAGAAGTTTGGAACTTTCAAGGTACGTTAAAGGTTTTAATAGTAACAAATATATTAACGGTTCATTTACTCGTTAATATATATTCTAAATGGTTATATTAGGATTAGACTCATCTACATCTACAACTGGTTGGTCTTTCTGTGAAAATGGAAAGATTCTTTCTGCTGGTTTTATAGATACAAAAAAATTAGAAACTACTAAAGAGAAAACGTTTCATGTTATATCTTGTTTGGAAAAAACCAAGGAGATTAAAAGAGTCGATGAAATTAATCTTGAGGCAGCATTAAGTGGATTTGCCGGTGGGTTTACCAGTCAACAAGTTATTATAACTTTGGCTAGACACAACGCTGTATTCGCTTATATCATTGAAGAACATTTTAAAAAGAAAGTTAACTTATTGTCGGTTAACACAATGAGAAAACAATTATTTGGTAAATGTAGAATCAAAGGAGTAAAGTCCAAAGACTTTGTTAAACAAGAGTTGGAATCTTTGATACCTGACATAGTTAATTTTACAGTTAAGAATAAAAAAGGCAACTGGGATGAACGTAACGGTGATATGTATGATGCTATAGTAGCCGGCTTATATAAAAATTAAAGTGCTTGATTTAATTTAAATGTTTTGATATACTATAGTAAATGACTAATGGTTCTGTTATAGAAACACTTTCAAAACTGTTTAAGCAAAAGCCTCATATACAAAAAGGTGGGGATGAAATATTAGTTTTTTGTCCGAGTTGTAAGCATCACAAACGAAAATTAAATATTAACACTACAACTGGTTATTATCAGTGTTGGGTATGTGGTTTTAGTGGTAAAAGCTTTACATCTTTGTTAAAGAAGGTAAAGGCACCCGCAGAATTTTATAAGGTATTGTGTAAGGATAATGTTAAAATAACTTATACAATTGAAGAAGATAAAAAAGAACTGATTTTACCAGAGGAATTTAAACCGTTGTGTAAACCAAACAAAGACTTTGCTTACAAACATGCTTTGAATTATTGTTTACAACGTAATCTTACAATTCATGAAATTGTTAGATACAACATTGGATATTGTTCTGAAGGCAATTTTGCTAATAGAGTAATTATTCCATCATACGACAAAGATGGAAAACTAAACTTTTATTGTGGTAGAGATTTTTGTGGTGGTAAACTTAAATATAGATTGTGTGACGGTAGTAAAGATATAATCGGATTTGAATTATTTACAGATTTTAATCAACCAATTACAGTTGTAGAGGGTCCATTTGACGCTTTATCTGTAAAGTACAACGTTGTACCGTTATTTGGTAAAACACTATCAAAGAAACTAAAAATAAAGTTGATGACGAATAAACCTCCGAGAGTAAATGTTCTTTTGGACAATGATGCATTATCTTCAAGTATTAAAATTTGTGAATTCTTAGTAAGTAATAATATAGAAACACACTTGGTATTGTTGGATGGCAAAGATCCAAATGAAATCGGTCACGAAAAAACTTGGCAAACCATCAGCAACAGTGTTAGAATGGATGAAAGTCTATTGTACAGATATAAGTTAACAAATAAATTATGATTGTATTAAAAAATACAGATGAAAAAATCAATTGCATAATGCATATTGCAGACATTCATATTCGTCTTACACAAAGACACGATGAATATAAGTCAGTTTTTCAAAAGTTTTATGCAGCTCTTGATAAAGCAAAAACACTAAATGCAGTATTAGTAGTTGCGGGTGATATTTTTCATAATAAATCTGACTTAAGTCCGGAATGTGTAAAAATCGGAAGTGAATTTCTAAAAAATTGCGCTGATCGTGTTCCTACAATTCTCACTGCGGGAAATCATGACGCTACATTAGCTAATAAGTCTAGATTAGATTGTTTAACTCCAATCGTAGACAGTTTAAATCATTCAAATCTTTATTACTTAAAGGCAAGTGATGTATTTAGGTATGAAAATATCTTGTTTAATAATTTCAGCGTATTTGATAGTCCTGAAAAATACGTAAAATTAGATGATGTACCCGCAAAGTATCTGGTTGGTACAGATCATCACATTGCACTGTTTCACGGACCCGTAAATAATGCTGTTACTGATATTGGATATACTGTAAGCAATCGTGCTATTACAAATGAACTATTTGACGGTCACCATATTGCAATGTTAGGTGACATTCACAAGCACCAAGTTCTACAAGAATATGATGAAAAGGAAAATAAACCAGTAATTGTATACGCAGGTTCTATGATTCAACAAAATCATGGTGAAGAACTTAAAGGTCATGGATTTTTGATGTGGGACTTAAAACGTAAAGTATATAAACACTATGAGTTATCAAATGATCACGGTTTTTATACAGTTGAAATCAATAAAGGCAAGCTAGTAACGGATATTTCATCAATTCCAAAGAAGGCTACATTAAGAGTAATCTGTAGGGAATCTATACCCTCACAGGTAAAGGAAATTGTAAGTGAAATTAAAGAGAAATGTACTTTAGTTGAAACTACATATGTTCGTGGTGATGAACTTTCTAATGATTTGACTTTAAAGTCTGGTCAGATATTTGACATACACAACATTTTTAATGTCGATTATCAAAATAAACTTATTGAAGATAATCTCGTATCTAAAAATTTGGGTAAGGATATTATAGAAAAAGTTAAAGAGTTAAATAAAACTCTGAATAAAGAAATACCCAAGGATAAAGCACCAAAGAACATTCGATGGAAGCCAAAGATGTTTGAGTTTGATAATATGTTTAGTTATGGTGAGGGTAACATAATTGATTTCACAAAACTAAAAGGTACTATCGGATTATTTGCACCAAATGCAAGTGGTAAATCAAGTATCATGGATGCACTTGCGTTTTGTGTATTTGATAAGTTTAGTAAAGGATTCAAAGCATCACACGTTTTAAATACTCAAAAGATGAGTTTTCGTTGTAAATTCAACTTTGAGGTAAATGGAGTCGATTACTTTATTGAACGTGACGGTAAAGCCGATAAAAAAGGAAATGTTAAGGTTGATGTTAAGTTCTATAAAATAGAAAACGGCAATGAAGTACCATTAAACGGAGAAGCTCGTAGAAGCACGAATGATATAATCAGAGATTACGTAGGTACGTATGAAGACTTTATTTTAACAGTTCTTAGTATACAGAATAGTAAGGCTGGATCTTTTATCGATCTAGGTCAAACTGAACGTAAGGATTTATTGTGCCAATTTATGGGATTGACCGTATTTGATCAATTGTACAATTTGGCAAATGACAAGTTTAAAGAAACAAATACACTTTTAAAGAATGTAAGCAAAGAACAGTTACTTCAAGAGTTACAAAATGTATCTGGTAGTATTGATATTAATAATTCAAGTATTACACAATATAATTTAGAAGTAAAAGAGTTGGAATCTAAAAAAGACGAACAAAATAACAAGTTGTTGGAGCTATCAAATAACGTTGTTAAGACCTCTTCATTTGATATTGATATCACAGAACTAGAATCAGAAAAGAAAGATTTGGAATCTAAAGTTAGTAACTTTGAAAAAGATATTAATGATAAAAAGACTAAGTTTTTGTCGATTGAATCCGAATTAAATAATTTATCTTCGTCATTAAAAAGTTGTGATAATATCGAAACTGATTATGAACAATATAAAATTTGCAAAGACGAAGAATCCAAAAAGTCTTCTGAAATTGATAAGCTTAAAGTAGTCGTTAAAAATAAAATCGACAAGTTAAAAAAATTAGAAGAACATAAGTACGATCCTAATTGTACATATTGTGTAAATAACGTTTTTGTAAAAGATGCTATTAAGACCAAAGAAGAATTGGAACTTGATAAAAACAAAGGAAAATTGTTGGTAGAAGAGTATAATATCATAAAGAATAGATTGGATTCATTTGGTGATATAGAAACCCGTTATAAAGAATGCCAGAGCGTTAATAACAATAAAGTTAAATTAGAGAAGACCAAAGAAGTTTTATCTACAGCAATATTACGTGACGAAAATTTCAAGATTAAACTACAAAACACTTTAAAAGAGGTAGTTCAAAAGATTGAAAATTTTTATAAAAATAAAGATATTATTGAAAATAACATCAAGCTGATTGCAGAAATTAATGATGTGAAATCTTTGATTAAGGATTGTGAAGTTCAGATTAAATCGTTGAATAATAAATTGTTTAATACTTCTACTGAAAAGGGACGACTTGAATTGCAGTATAAAAATACAACCGATCAGCTTAACAAGGTTAAAGAGCTTGAAGATTCGTATGAGTCTTATAAACTATATACCAATGTTATCAGCCGAGATGGTATTCCATATGAGATTATTACCAAGACTTTGCCTGAAATTGAGAAGGAAGTTAACAACATTCTTCATCAATTGGTGGAATTTAGTGTATCTATGCAAACAGATGGTAAAAACATCAGTACAAATATTGTTTATGATGATAGACAATGGCCACTTGAAATGGCTAGTGGTATGGAGAAGTTTGTAAGTGGATTGGCAATAAGAGTTGCATTGATCAACATTAGTAACTTACCAAGACCAAATATCATTTGTATTGATGAAGGATTTGGTTGTGCTGACAGCGACCACTTGGGTCAGATGGGTGCTTTATTTAACTATTTAAAACATCAATTTGATTTTATCTGGGTTATTAGTCATCTGGATCAAATGAGAGATATGGTTGATACTAGACTAGAAATAAAAAAAGAAAACGGATATAGTAAGGTAGTATATATTTGATATTATATGAAGATATTGTTTATAACACCACATTTGTCTACAGGCGGAGGTCCACAATACTTATTAAAGAAAATCGTCGAATTGAAAGATCATCACGATGTTTATTGTGTTGAATATGATGATATTACAGGAGGTGTATTTGTAGTACAACGTAATAGAATACGAGAAATACTAGGCGATAAGTTAATAACACTTACCGACAATAAAGTAGAATTATTAAATCAAATCGATAATATTAAACCTGACGTAATTCACTTTGAAGAATTGCCTGAGTATTTTTGTGAGAGAACGATTGCTGAAAAAATCTATGTTTCTGACAGAACTTATAAAATCATAGAAACCTCACATGATAGTAGTTTCGAGGTAAGTTCTAAACAATTTTTTCCAGATAGATTTGCTTTTGTAAGCATTTATCAAAAGAAAATGTTCGCCTCTTTGGATATACCATCGGATGTTGTAGAATATCCTATTGAATATAAAACCAAGACTGATAGAAATAGTTCGTTATTGGCATTAGGTTTAGATCCGAATCTCACACATTTTGTGAATGTAGGATTGTTTACTCCTCGTAAAAATCAGGCAGAAATTATAGAATATGCTCGTAGATTAACGGATCAGCCTGTTCAATTTCATTTCGTAGGTAATCAAGCACAAAATTTTAGTTTCTACTGGGAACCTTTAATAAAAGATTTACCTAAAAATTGTAAGATTTGGGGAGAACGTAGAGATGTAGATACATTTTATAATGCAATGGATGTATTTTTGTTTACCTCAAAAGGTACTATTAAAGATAAAGAGACAAGTCCATTAGTTATAAGAGAAGCTATAGGTTGGAATATTCCATCGTTATTGTATAACTTACCAGTTTACTGTGGAATGTATGATAAGTATCCAAATTTAAATTGGTTAACCCCAGATTTTGAAAACAACTTAAAGTTGATAAAAGATAAAATAAAATCAAATATTGTAGATATTACCAATGTCGATTTAGATATCAATCTATCATTTACCGAGCCAAACTCTATACATTTAATTTCAAGTAAAGGATTTAGTGGTTATGTATCTGTTAAAGATAATATGACAAAAATGCCTATGTATTTTTGTCATATAAGCATGGAAAAAGATTGTTGGTGGCGTATAGTTCCAAATGGAGATAGAAACTTTAAAAACGAAAGTTATTTTAGCGAATTTTTGTTAGAATTTTATACAAATGATAAAAAACTAATTGGCTCTAAAACTCTAAAGATAAGAGATCTGGACTATACTCCGATCAAACTGAATAAAAACTTTTCTCCGTTTGACTGTTTGTATATTAATTATAAACAAATGTTTTATGAAGACATTTATAAAAATTGTGAATTGTCAAATCTTAATACTGTTATTGATATAGGAGCAAATGTAGGATTATTCAGTTTGTATATGTTAAATATACGTAACTGTAATACTATACACGCTGTAGAACCTACTAAGAAAGCGTTTGATCAAATATCGGAATCTTTAAAGGGTGAAAGCAACGCTCATATTCATAAGTTAGCAATTTATAATTTTAATGGAAAATTTAAAATAAAGTCAGTCGAAGATAATTCTACGATTAGTGGATTTATAGACGATACTCATCCATATACAAATCACAATATGAATGAAGAAGAAGTCGATGTCATCACTCTTAAAGACTTTATGATCAACAATAAATTAGATCACGTAGATTTGATTAAAATAGATATTGAAGGAGCCGAGTATGATGTAATCAATAGCCTTTCAGATAAAGACTTATTAAAATCAGATAGATATTTAATTGAATATCACTGGGCCAAACATAAAAATATAAAGCCGATTGTTGAAAGATTTAAATCTATAGGATACTCAATATATAATCCAGAAGACCCAGAATTCAAAGAAGATGTAGGTTTCTTTTTTGCAAAAAAATAAAATTATGTTTCCTAAAAAAGCATTTGTAACGTTTGTTAATGAACGTTACTGTCCATTAGTAGAAAAATTAATAGAAAGTATAAGTTTATTTTCAAGTTATCCAATAATATTATACACTTTTAATTTTGACTATACTAAGAAACATAATAACGTTTATACAAAACGTATAGACGATGTGAATTTGAAAGACCCTAATTTTATACTTAGTACTGATACGAGTTTAGGTATAGTAGAACGTAGCGATTATAATACATACTACGTTTTAAGTAGAAAACCAAGTGTAATATTAGATGTTTTAAATCATGGATTAGAAGAAGGAATATTTCTAGATGCTGATGGGATAGTTCGTGAAAATATCGATGAATCTTTTGAATACTTAAAAGAGTGTGAAAATTATCCTCTGGTTGGTAAAGGTATATTCGAATACATGATTTTAAACGGAATTGGCGATCCCAGATTAGGCGACCCGTTGGAACTTCCAATGATGAATCTATATGATGTTAAACATAGATCGATGTATTATGTACAAACAAATTTTATAGTATTTAATAAGAACTGTTGTTCTTTTTTTGAAGAATGTATAAAAATATCAAATGATATACGTATATTAAACAATAATTTATTGTATGCGCCGTATCATGATGAAACAATAATAAATGTATTGTTATGGAAATATAATGCAACTAAACATCTGCCTATTATTCACTTCAATTTGTCGAATTGCGATTCTATAAAAAATTTTTATGAAAATCCAAAAACTGATTATTGGGTTGATGAATGTGCATGGCATTACATACCAAAAGATAAAAATGATATAAAATTTTTCCATGGATGTAAATCGGTTTCTGAGTTAGATAACTGTTTAGAATATTTAAAAAACAAGATTTTTAATATGAATGGATTTTATAAAAATAAAAAGAGAATTGCAATAGTAACGTTGTTTGATAAAAACTATGCTGATTTAGCAAAACTATCAATACCAAATAAAATGTCATACGCCGGTAAATATGATTATGATTTTATTTATTTTAACGATGTTATTGATAGGACAAGACCTGCTCAATGGGGAATGGTGAAGGCTGTAGAAAGTCTTTTGTTAACGGATAAATATGATTGGGTATGGTGGATCGATTTAGATTCGTTGATAGTAAATTTTGATATTCAGTTAGAATCGATAATTGACAATAATTATGATTTAATTTTTACAGCAAACAAATACAGTTATATATCTAATGGATCTGCGTTTTATAGAAATTGTGATTTGACAAAACAATTTTTAAGAGATGCATATGACTTAGAAAAACCATATCTTAAAAACATAGATGTTAATGTATTTGATCATGCACAACAATCTATGCGATTGTTATTATTAAACGAAGAAGTTTATAAGAATCGTACAAAAATGATTCATGAACGAGTTTGTAATGGATTTTGTAAAACAAATGACCCGAATGTGTTACAATATTATCCAAATTGGAATCAAGAAGATAACATATATCAATCAGGCGACTTTATTATTCAATTTTGTGGTAGATCGTATCAACAAAGATTGGATGACTTTTTGGAATATATGTTACCAAAAAAGATTGCTTTAATATTATTTTCAAACGACGATTACATAATTAATAGTCAATTACAGTCTGTGAAAAACACACAATTTGAGCTGGAGATTTATCTTTCAAGAGATTATTCTCCAAATGGATATGCTTCATTTTCACAAATGGTTAATGAATCGGTTTATAATACGAAATCCGAATATATGATTTTTGTAAATCCAAAAACAGTTTTAAATGAGAATGATTTAAAGTTTATAATAAAAGAATTAATGTTAGGTAAATGCTTTGCGTCTTTAGTTGGATTTGGTTTATTTGGTACAACAAAATCATTATTTAAAGAAATAGGCATGATGGATGAACGGTTTCTCGCCGGTGAGTATGAAGATAACGATTTTGCTTTAAGACTTAAACTTTTTGGAAAGGCAATATATGTAAAATTAGATTTATCTAAATATGACTATTTGAAACACTCATCGGCATATAATGTTATTAGAGGTTGTGGTTTATCATTGTTTAATGATAAGTGGAATCCAAGTCATGATGCTAAAACATACACTATCACAGAAAATAATATGAAAAATAAACGTTTACCAAAACATATTGAGGTAGACGAAAGTGTAAAATATTCTTGGATGAATTTTGACAAATCGGAAATTCACGATGATTATTATATCTTTAATCATTTAAAAAATTATAAAATAAAAGTTGTTAGTAAAAACAAAGTTAGATCTGAAATAAATGGATCGTTAACAGTCAAATTTAGTGATACGAATCAATTCTATATCGAATTTATAGCTGATAAACTTCATTTTATTACTGTACATGTCAATGATATTACACACCCTACAATACATCACGCGCCTATTAATTTAGTTTTATGTGCTAATAATTGGTGGGGTGTTGAATTGGATAGTAAAAAACGTCATGAACTTAAGGTTTTTAGTGAAGGCACTTTATTATATAAAACGATATTAGTAAAACCATTTGAAACCGTCAATAAATTTATAACACATATATATCATTTCGATTAAAATGAAAAATATAGCAATAATATCATGTTATGCAGATTCACCTTATAAAAAATCAATATTACTTGATTATATAAGACAGTTTAAAAAACTATCAAATACTGATATATTATTAGTATCACATATTCCCTTACCGGAACATATATTAAATGAGATTAATTACTTTATTTACGACTCCGATAACTTTTTATTGCCCCTACAAAACACACCTGTTTCTTGGTTTGTTTATAACAAGTTAAAAATAAACATACTTAGTTGTAGACATGGATTTGCGTTTATGAAAAACGTGAATAATGCATTAAAATTTGTCAAATCTCTAGGTTATGATAAATTTATTTTTTCAGATTACGACAACATTTTAAACGATGAAGATTTATTTAAAATTAGTAATATACCACAGTTATTAGATCAACATGGTAAAAAGATGTTTGTTTTTAAAAATTATAATAGATCCAGCCCTGGTGGTTACTCGTATGAATCTAAATTTTTTGCGGGTGACGTAAATTATTTTGTAGATGCCGTTCCATTACCTGTGAGTTATGACGATTGGCTTAATATAGAACCATATAAATCTTCTTCGAATATAGTGGAAGAAATACTTGTATCTTTATTTAATAAATTTGAAAATGAATTGTATATTATAGAAGATAATATAAACTCTTATTTTTCAAAAAGCCAAATTGATATTTTTCATCATTTCAACAAAAAATATTCATTGATTTATAATTTGAATGATAAATTTAAACCTTTGTTTTTTTATATAACATCCGAAGACGGTGAGTTTGAGTTGATAGTTAATAATCAAACTATATTCAAGGTTGAATGCAATAAATCAAATTGGTTATTACATTTCATAGATATAAATGAAATTGATACCGAGATTGTGTTTAAATATAATAATGAAATCTTATTTGATAGGATAGTTAATATCAATACTATAGAGAATTTAAAATCTATAGCCTACGTACAAACAGTTTAATTAAAATAAACGATTTGGTATTTTTGTTCTATAAATAATAGTATGAGAATTATTAATGTTACACCGGGTCTAATTTCGATTCCTCCAAATGGATGGGGGGCTGTAGAAAAAATTATTTGGGAATATCATTTGATTTTAGAACGTAAAAATATACAGAGTAAAATTTGTTATTTGGATGAAGTTAATTATAAACATGGCGATATAGTTCACATACACATTGCAAATTTAGCAGTACAGGCACATAAACGAGGAATACCTTATTATTTTACATGTCATGATCATCATGCCTATTTATACGGTAAAGATTCCGGTATATTCAAACAAAACTACGAAGCAATAAAAAATTCTATAAAATCGTTTGTTCCGGCAAAGTACTTAATAGATTACTTCAATTTACCAAATTTAGAATATTTAAGTCACGGTGTAAATTCTGATTTTTTTAAACCAGTTGAAAAAAAGTTCTCGACACATAAACTATTATGTGTAGCTAATAATGGGTTTACACATGACATGTCAGAAGATCGTAAAGGATTTTTGTACGCAATTGAAGTGGCTAAAAAATTAAACTTACCAATTACCATTGCAGGACCGAAAAATAACAAGAAGTTTTTTGATAAAATCAATCCTACGTATGAAAAATTAACTATAAAGTACGATCTTACTGAACAGGAGTTGTTGAAAACTTATCAAGAACATACTATATTTTTACATCCTTCTATATTAGAAGCAGGACATCCAAATTTAACATTATTAGAAGCGATGTCATGTGGTTTACCAATCGTAGGAACGTTTGAAAAAAATAATACATTATCTGGTCTCTATAGAATAGAAAGAGATACTGAAAGTGTATTAACAGGCGTGAAACATGTTATTCAACACTACGATAAATTTAGAGAAAATTCTATAATTACAGCAAAAAATAAATCGTGGGACAAAATTGTAGATACATTATTAGATAGATACGTTTTAAAAGATTCAAATATGAAAACTCAATTAGAAGAGATTTATAAAAATACAGTTATTAACCATAAAAATAGCATACCTCCTAGAAATGTTATAAAACATGATTTTACAGATGGGTGTAAAGTGGAAGTATTGGGACACTTTGATAGAGAGTATTCTGTCAAGTTTTTTAATAAACAAAATAATAGTTTGGTTTATGAGACTCGGATAAAAAATAATATGTGGTGTATGCCTAGTATTAAGTATTTTATAAACTGGCGAATTGAAGTTTTAGATCTTCATACAAAGGAACAAACTAATTTTGATTTTGATTTGAATGGTAAATCTGTAAAAATTATAAATGAATCCCCATCTTTAGGAGATTTTATTTCGTGGATGCCTTATATTGACAAATTTCAAAAAACTCATAAGTGTGATTTAGATTTTTATACACCACATTTAGATTTGTTTAAAGAATCATATCCAAACATTAATTTTTTAAAATTTGACGCGGCTGTTTTAAAAGAATATTACGCTTCATATAAAATTGGATGTTTTATGTCTGATGAGGCGAGACAATATTCTCCAAAAGATTATAGAACACAGAATTTACAACAAATAACCGCTGAGATTTTGGGATTTGAATATAAAGAAATTCTTCCCAAAAAGTTAAAATCAACACGGGGAAGTAATATTCCAAAAAAATACGTATGTATAGCAACACAGTCAACGTCTCAGTGTAAATACTGGAGTGCAGATGGATGGCAACAAACAGTAGACTATTTAAAATCACTTGACTATGAAGTAGTTTGTATAGATAGATATTCACAATATGGCAATAGCGTTGTAATAAACTCTATTCCTAAGAATTGTATTGATAAAACAGGAGACATTTCTTTACAAGACCGTATAGATGATATATCTAATTGTGAGTTTTTTATAGGACTTAGTTCTGGACTATCGTGGTTAGCATGGGCTTGTCATAAACCTGTAATTATGATTTCTGGATTTACAAAGGCTTTTAATGAATTCAATAATCCGTATAGAGTGATAAATGAATCGGTATGTAATGGATGTTGGAATAATACAAAATTTAAATTCGACGGCGGAGATTGGAATTGGTGTCCAGTTAATAAAGGTACAGAAAAACAATTTGAATGTTATAAACAAATATCGTTTGAAACGGTAAAACAAAATATTGATCGGTTGATAAACCCAAATCAAGATATTAAATCTACAAAAAAATTCGATCCATTTACATATAAAGAAATATTTGAATGGAATCAATATGAGAAATTTGTGCAGGTGGAAAAAAATGATTTTGTAGTAGATTTGGGATGTTCTATGGGATATTTTTATATCAAACACAAAAATAAAGGTATAAAGTATATTGGCGTAGATGGCAGTACCGATTGTTTGTCTGACTTTATAGATAATATAGACGGAGATACGTCGCCTGTTTTAATTCACTCCTTAATTGATACACGTAAATCAATTCAAACATTTGCTTCAATGTTCCACAATAACAAAGAACAAAAATCTTTATCTATAACATTTCCGGATCTGATAAAATTACTGAATCGTTCTGTTGATTTCTTAAAATTTGATATCGAAGGTTTTGAAAAAACGTTTTTAGACGAAAATTATGATTTATTTAAATCTTCTGTCAAAAAGTTCAGCGGAGAATTTCATTTTGCAGGTGGACATTTTCCCAGAAATTACGGATACGAAGTACTTAAGAAGGTAATGTACGATAAAGATTTAACCGTTCGACTGTTTTCTATCGATGGTGTTGATATTACAGATAGCTTCTGGAACGATCCAAATTACTATACGGAGATCATTATATCTGGGTTTGTAAATAAATCTTAACAAAATCCAAAAAGATATAATAAATAGTTCAATCTTGACTTTTTTCTGTTATATTTATTGATTAAATATAACTTCGAAAGGATATTAACATTATGCCAATACAAGAAGGAGGCACGTTTGCCCCAACACAAAATATAGTAAGTCCAGGCGTTTTCACAAGAGAAAACGATCTGTCAGGTTTAGCACAAGGAGTAGCCAATATAGGCGGTGCTATAGTAGCTCCATTCGCTGACGGTCCAGCGTTCTTTCCAGCAACAATAAGTGAAGTTTCTACACTAGAAAGTCGTTTCGGCGTTGCAGATGGAGTATATTATGGTCCATATACCGCAAAAGAATATCTACAACAACAAGGTATCGTTACTGTAGTTCGTGTAGGTGGTCTAACAGGTTATTGGCAAAAGAATCCATTGATTGTATACGCTCAACCAGGTGAATGGTTACGTAATACAGACGCAGGTGCAATTACATCTGCTTCTTTCATGTATCTAGATAGCAATAGCTATACCACAAATATCAATTATCAACAAAGTAGTTCTTTGTTAAGATTGTCAGCAAGTGCTGCAGTAGGTCCAAGAATGGGTACTACTCCATTTTTCTCAGGATCACTAACCTTTACAAAAGTTACCACAGCTGATGTTACATCTTTCCTATCAAGTTTAGGAGGTAGTAGTTTGCCAGGTTATAGTGTTCTATCAGCATCGATGTATGCTTCCGCAAGTAAAGGTAAATTATTTAGTGTAACCGATGCATTTGCCGGTCTAGCAAATTCATACTATAAATTGTTTAGTGGTAGTGCAGCTACTAAAGGTAGAGTTGCAAGTTTGGGATCTTCAATCGGATATGCTTTGGCAGGATTCGATTTTGATAAATCCCGTGTAAGCGGAAGTATTACTCTTGTAGGCGGTGGTTCTGCTAAGTTTAAACTAGCATATGATACAGCCGTATTTACTACAACAGGTGGTACAGACGCTCCTGGTAATAAAACAGGTAACGGTCCAACATATCCTAATTATTATGCTTATTTGACAGCATCATATACACCATCTCCGTTCAAGTACGGATTTGTATTTGCTAAATATCCTTCTAATCAAGCATTAACATTTGCTACTGCAAGTTTCCAATCTTCATCTGCTCAATACGAAGCTCGTTATGATGTTTCAAGAGTAGCATTGAGTGGTTCATTGAACGTAACATTTGGTTCAGTAGCAGCAACCAGTAATACAACTACAAGTTCGTTGACAGCAACAGGAACTTTGAGTGGTAGTTTGTTGTATGCTGGTCAAAGTGTTGAAGTTGGTGATATAAATAACGTACTATTACTACGTAAATTCGTAATTGGTGGTGCAACAAAAATTGGTACTCCTTCAGGAGCATCAGTATTGTCAACCGGACAAGGTTTGTTCTTATTGACTTCAAGTGTTCAAGGCTTGATTGTAGATGCAGAAACCGCAATAGGTACCGCCTTTGCTGAAAGTAGCACAACCAATGGTTTGTTCTCTTCGTCATTTATTAAGACAGGAGCTACAATTATTGAAAATGATGCTTATTTCAGTGTATCTGGCAATCATCCAGTACTAACTAGTGGTAGCTTTGCTTCCATTAGAGGAATTGGTACTTGTGTAGCCGGTCTACAAGTAAAAGGTGTAATCAGTGGCGATTTTGGTAAATATAACGGTAATTTCAATAACCAAGATAACCCAGGTAACGATCCATGTAATCCAAATATAGCTGGTCGTCAGAAGATGATTTTGGCAGTGTTGGCTAATACACAAAATGCTTCAACACAATTCAGTAGTGATTATGAAGTATATGGATTCAATACCTCAACATTATCTCAATTGACAAGTAGCGTATTCCCATATAAGGGTGCAATTAATCCTAATGAAAACGTTTACAACTTGGCATTGAAGTATAACTTCACAAATCCAGATGGTACCGTAAGTGCCGGTACATACGGTTATTATGATTTCAGACTAAACGAAAGTGATAATAACTACATCAAGGATGTATTCGGAATGGATCCAACCGTTGGAAATCCATCCAAACAAATCGCTGGACAAAAAGTAGAAGCTGCTTATAACTACGTTCTATTCGAAGATAGTATCAAGAAGTTCGTAGCAGAAAAGACCAGTACTTTGGGTTGGAGATTGTTGGTTGGTACAAACACTCTATCAGGCAGTTCTCTGGTTGGTGAGCCATTGAAGTTTGTTGATCAATATAGCACCAATTTAAATGCGGGTGACAGTCAATTCTCTATCACCAACGCAATTACACCTTGGGTTTACAGTCAACAAATTGCTCCATTCAAGGGTAGTGCGGAAGGAGATACTACTCCAACTAAGTTCCAATTGTTCAGAGTACATACTTTGAGTGATGGTACTTTGAGTAACAGAAAATACAAGATCGAAATCAGCAACGTTAAGTTGGCCGGAACTGTACCAGGCAGTGAATGGGGTACATTTACACTAGCAGTACGTGCTTATAGCGATACTGATAAGAAACCAAAGTATTTGGAAATCTTCCAAAATTGTAATCTAGATCCAGCCTCTGCTAATTTCGTAGCACGTAAGATTGGTGATAGATACGCATATATCACTTATGCTGGTAAGATTATCCAATTTGGTGATTATCCAAACTTGAGTAGATATGTCAGAATCGAAATGGCAGATACAGCTTATCCTGTTATCTCAGTTCCATACGGATTTGAAGCATACAATACTCCAATTGACAGTACCGCTAATGCTTATATTCCTTATATTCAATATAGTAAGGCAAGTATCTACGGTTTGGCTCCTGGTAAGTATCCATCTGGTACAGTATTTAATGCCGTACCACAAAGTGATGACGAAATTCTAGCTCTATATCCAACCGCTTCGTTTGGTGTAGGTGTAGAAAATAATACACAACAATACTTCAAACCACTACCATATTTTGGAAGTGTTGATGCAAATGGTCAAAACATCGACTTTGATCTTGAAGATAAAGTATGGGGTACAAGTACAGCTAAGTATTACGCTCAAGGCGTACCAGCAAGTACAGGTTCTCTACTAGCTCCAAGTTTGAGTGGTAGTATTCCAAGTAACTACGATCCAGTAAATGAATCTACATATGTAAAACTACGTAAGTTCGTTATCGGATTCCAAGGTGGATTTGATGGTCAATGGCCAGCAATTCCAATCAACGTAGGTAGTGCTATTACACCAGGTAATACACAAGGTCTAGACTGTACAAATATCAACAGTCCAGGTAGTATTGCTTACAAACAATGTATTGCTGCTCTAGGTAATGCCGATGAATTTGATATCAACTTGATCGTATTGCCCGGTATCTTCCGTGAGATGCACAGTTATGTTACCGACTTGGTAATCAATATGTGTGAAACTCGTCAAGATTGTTTCTACATTATGGATAACGTAGTGTTCCCAGCAAGCAATCAAACCGTAGGATTGATTGATGCAGCAATTAACACTGTTGCTACAATCGACAGTAATTATGTAGGTACTTATTATCCTTGGGTTAAAATCCTAGATACTAACACCAACAAGATTATTAGTGTTCCACCTTCAGTAGTATTACCAGCAGTTTATGCTGCTAATGACAATGCTGCTGCTGAATGGTACGCTCCAGCCGGTCTAAACCGTGGTGGTATTCCAACCGCAGTACAAGTACTTGATAGAGTGACTCATAGCGAACGTGACCAACTTTATGAAGGTCGTGTAAATCCAATCGCAGCATTCCCTGGTCAAGGTATTTGTGTATGGGGTCAAAAGACTCTACAAATCGCTCCAAGTGCTTTGGATCGTATCAATGTACGTCGCTTGTTGATCAACTTGAAGAAGTTTATCGCAAGTTCAAGCAATTACTTGGTATTCGAACAAAACGTAGCTGCTACACGTAATCGTTTCTTGAGTATCGTAACTCCATATTTGGAATCGGTACAACAACGTAACGGTATCTACGCATTCCAAGTCAAAATGGATGCTGAAAACAATACTCCTGACTTGATTGACCGTAACATCCTCTACGGACAAATCTTCATCCAACCAACTAGAACTGCTGAATTCATTATCCTCGACTTCAACATTCTACCAACTGGAGCAAGTTTCAACGTATAAGTTGAGTTAAACGCAATAACGAGCCCCGCTTAGAAATAAGCGGGGTTTTTTGTTTACTGGGTATATTTATATATTATGATACTATTAACTAGAATTGTTGAAGATTTAACTAACCCACAAGTTAAACAAACAGTCGATCCATCGCTTTTAAAAATGATAGATGAAGTTATCAACGACACAAATGTTTTAGTTGTGAATAACTTAAAAATGATAAAAGATATAATATCAAAAGAGCCGATTGATAAAGCTAAATTGGATGTAGCTTTAAGTAATTATAAAAGATATTTTAATAGAGACAATGGTGGTACTCCCGAAGTAATTCGTGGTATGACTATGCAAAAAAAACTAGATGAGTTATCAAAATGATTAGTTTAACCGATTTATTATTAGAAGCTAAACTTCCTCAAAGCGAGCAAGATATGGATCTTTATGCTCGTAAATACAAAAAAACAATAGATTATTTACGTACCAAGAACAAAGTATTGTTATTAACTACTAGCAATAGATGGAGTGGTCATAAAGATGATATTGCTAAAAGCACACAGTTAGCTATTAAAATACAAGATTTACTCGGCAAAGAAAAAGTATCGTTGATAGATACTACCAAATTAAATATAGTTCCGTGTGAAGGCAACGTATCGTCAAAATGGGGAAATCATTGTGGTACAAAAGATTCAGTTTTAAAAGATAAAGAAAAAAATCCAAGTGGAGAACATCGTTGTTGGGCGAGTATTAATAACAAAAACGATGAATTGTGGAAAATAAGTAAAGAGTTATTTGAAAGTGACTGTGTAGTCTTTTTCGCAAGTGTTAGATGGGGACAAGCTAACGGATACTATCAAAAGTTAATTGAAAGATTAACTTGGATTGAAAATAGACATTCCACTTTGGGAGAAAGTAATATTGTTAAAAATATTGATTCAGGATTTATTGCAACTGGACAAAATTGGAATGGTAAAGATGTTACCCAAACACAAAAAGAAGTGCTTCAATTTTTTGGATTCAAAACACCAAATGAATTATTTTGGAATTGGCAATTTACTGACAATAGTTTAGATGAAACTAAGAGTTCATACAAAAAAGCAATTCCTGTATTTGATAAAACATTTTTAAAATCATATGATAAAACTAATTAATATATTAAAAAAATTACTCAATGAAATAAAATATACTCCGACTCAAGCCACTAAAATATTATCAAAATTTGGTATACGTAATGCGGATAGATTATCTGATGATGAACTAAAGAAACAATTCAGAAAAATTGCTTTTAAACATCATCCTGATGCTGGTGGTAAACATGAAGATTTTATACAAATAAATGCAGCATATGAAACGCTGACACAACATTTAAAGCCTGTACAAATCCGTACAGATGATTCTGATGATTCTACATCATCTGACGCTTATGGTTATTCATCTGATGAAATAAAAGAATTTCATAAAAGAGCGGTTGAAGTTAAAAAAGTATTTGATGCAATCAATGCTGATAGTCGTTTTACTGATTTAACCAAAGGAAAAAATCCAGCCATGCAATTTTTTATAAGTGATTTAACTTTGGGTAATCGACCTCATCCATATTTAAAAACATTAGTTATAAATTTATTTGATGGTAAAGGCGGTCTGGGTAGAATACAGGTATTTTATGATACTGAAGAAAATAAACATGTTGCTACTGGAATACTTTTCTCTGAATTTAATTCAGTTAATGAAATGGTCAATCAGATATATAATAGTTCAATTGAGTGGTTGTCAGAACATAGAAAAACTAAAAAGTAAATAAAATAGAAATATGATAAAGCTGAATAATATTTTAAGTGAAGTAATACAAGAAGGTGGTGCCGGAGGTCATATGGCACATCCATTTGATTTTGTAAACACTGGTGCTAAATTAGTAGATGTATTTGCAAAAGCAATAAAGTCTTTGAAGCAAGGCGCTGGTAGTGTGAAGATCGATGGCGTTAATGCTAGTATTCGCATGGTAAATGGTCAATTTGTGATGGACCGTGGATCTGCAAAACCACTTGATATTAAAGGTATGAGACCCGAAGACTTGGAAACAAGGTTTGGAGCCGGTCACGGATTTATCAATATTGGATCTAAAGTTATTAATATTTTTGACGAAGCTATTCCATCTACACAAACTGAGTTAAAGACGTTGGGTTTATCTGATAATCCTAATATACTATTCAATATTGAATATGTAGAGGGTCAAACAAATGTACTTGGATATGGTGAGATTGGAAACTTTTTAGCTATTCACGGATTGAAAGAAATTAAGCCAAAAACGTTTGGTAAAGATGGAAGTGTTAAGTCAAGAGAAGCTGTTGAAATACCATATGACAAAACAGCTATGCAGTCTTATATAAATAAATTAAATAAGGTTGCTATGAAGAGTGGTTTTAAGGTCTTGGGTAGTATTGACACTACTTTCAAATCAGAACCAAAACTAGCAAGCGTTTTGACGCAACCAGTTACATTGTATCCCACTGGCGAAGCTGTAACTAAGTCTTTGAAAGATTGGTTAAAAGGATTAAAGTTTAAAACTCCTCTTATTACCCGTGAACAATTTTTGAAAGCAGTTGATAGTAAGAATATCAGTCAAGATTTTCCAGGTCAAGATGTTAATAAAATATTAAATGACACTATTGTTTATTTAACCACAATTAAATTGGGAGATGAAATATTAAAAAATGCTACTAGTGAAATTGGAGACTTAGAAAAACACGAAGGTATAGTTGTGAGAGACACAAGTATTTATGGTAATCCATTTAAAATTACAGGAAGTTTTATTATAAAAGGTCTCGGAAGTAAGTTTAAGAAATAAATTAAATACGTATTTGTTATGAAAAAAGCATCAGGTAAAAGTAATCTATCAATTGTAAAAGATTACGTCGAAGGCAACC